TTCTGTCAGATGTTCTTATCAATATTTTGTTTACCATCTTAAGCCCTCCTAATCCACATATAACCTACAACTTCGTAAGGTTGTAAATTTTCTGAATTACCTTTTCCAGTCTTGTCAGTTGTAAAAGAATGATAATGGTTTGCACCTGGAAAATCACTAGATCCACTTACATGATCTTTATATCCTCCTGAGCCATTGCTAACAACATGATTACTTGCGTTGTTACTTCCAGTTACCTCTACTGCACGCATAAAGTTTGTTTGTCCCAATCCTGTTACTCCCGTGTGACTATGTTCTTGTAAATATTTACTTCCTCCAGTTTTTCCGATTGTATTAAAATCAGTATCGTCCTCATCTAGTCCTAAACATACTTTTCCTTTTAATCTCTCCCATGTTCCAAATCCCAATATTTCACTTGGATTTGTATTGTCTTGTGTCACATATCTCGAACCGACAGGAAGCATTGTTTTTAATATTTCCACTTGCATTTTATTTAAATTTTCAGAACTTAAAGGTGTTCTTCCAGAGTATTGTGGCATATGTACTTCATATTCTTTACCGTCTATTACTACATATGCTCCTTTAACTAATTCTCCATCTTCAAAGTTGACCATGCTATCAACCCCTTTCGTATTTTATTTTTATATTACTTTTTCCGAATTTATCTATTGGTATTGCTTGATAGTAAAAATAACCCGTATCTGTCGGTGTTTCTATTGTATTATCATAAGTACCACTATGTACTAGTTGCCAAACTTTGTATTTAAAAATTACATATTTATAATTTGATTTGATTGGATACATAGTAGAATTTGGATATATCTTATTGTCAGGAAAAATCAAATTATCTTTAGATAAATAATTCTCTATCCCCTGTATCTCTAATTCAGTTCCATTATTTTTTATCTGTACGTCTTTGCCTATTACAAATTCCTTATCTATATAATCTGAATATGAAGACAATCCAACGCTATACAATATCCCATATCCTTTATCATTAAAAGATTTCCAAGATTGTTCATTTTCATATATATTCGATTGATATATTATTTGTGGCACCCCGGTAAGGTGCTAAGTGAACAGGACCTGGTATTTTTGTTTTATCATTTGAATAAAACAATGCATCAGTTGTTATTATATCTTTTCTAGTAACTGATAGTTCTTGATTTTCTTGTAAATAAATATTATAATTTGATACATCTAATACTGCCATTACTAATACTTTACCTCTAGCCCACCACGAATTAAATCCTATTGCCGCAATTTTCTTTCCATAATAGTCTGATATTTGAGCATCAGCTGATTGCTTGCTATAGTCCCAAATTAAATCTGAAGCATATAGATATTCAGTTGTAATATTTTGCTCACTTATATCTTGATTTGCAATAGTACTTCCCATTAAACAAATGTCAAAATCAGTATTTTGTATCTCTGATTCCGCAGATAAATCTTCAAATACTTTATCAAATTTAATTAAACAATAGCAAGCTCTTGTATCTGCAGTTAACAAATTCACATCTTTTTCATCTAATTGTGCTTTTGTAAGTCTTTTTAAATATTCATCTAATATTAAATTATTAAAATCGTACTTTTTTTTACCCATTTTTATACTTACTAATTCATTTCTTATTTTCATACTTGTTAATCTCCTTGTTCTAATTCTATACTATGTACTTCGTTTATTTGTTCCTCAACAAATTCACTTAATATTACGGTATCAATACTCTTTTGATTTTCTTCTTTTTCTTCTGGCCTAAACAAGTCAATATAAGAAGATATTAAATCAGAACCTTTAACTGTTACTATCCATTTTTCATCAAGTTCATTGTTATATGTGTAGTTTATATCCTTTACTGCAAATTTTCCTTGTATATAAAAACCTGGCTTATCTATCAAGATTATATCCCCCAATTTCAAATTTGGCTTTTTATCGTATTCCAATGTTACCTGATTTATCATATTTGAATTTTGAGTTATTAGACTTCTAGCATAACTTATTAGCTGTGGTAATGTTGTCCATTTCTCTTGATAATCTATAGTTTTTTCAATTTGTCCACTTTCCGATATTATACCTTTTAATTTGTTTATTTCCTCAGAATACATAAATCTCATTATTGTATATCTCAGTGCAGTGTGACTAATTATACGTTCTATTGTACCAGTACTATCATAATTCCACTTAAATCCAGTAATCAAATTTTCAAAAAAACTATCTCTTTGAAGGACAATTTCTCCTTCATCTCCAGTAGCGTTGCTAAAACTTATACTTCCTTTACTCTCATATTTTCCCTGTTGATCATTCCATACAGTTATATATTTTGAATAAAGTTTTGCAGTTCCGTCATTTAGCCTTATTCTTAAGTCCAAATTATAGTAAGTCCCATTTTGACTATTTTTTTCATCTATATAACTTCTTAAATAATCTTCATCAATAATGATCGGATACTCAAAATTTACAATATCTCCTTTTTTTATTTTTTTATTTAATTGAATAATCGGATACGGTTCTATGTTTTCAGAATCTGTGTCACTTTCTGATTGATAAATCACTCTCACATTCTTGAAGTTAATCACATTAGCATAATCCACATTTTCGATTTTGGGTTGTATTTTAGATAATCCTTCCTCTTGTGTTTCTCCTTTTATCTCTTTTTCTGGCTGTAATCCAAATAAATAATCTATTGAATTTACATATATTTCTTTTTTTTCGTTTATCGTCCAGAAAACATTACGTTTGAATCCAATATTATTCATACAATTTTCAACTGTTTCAAGTACAAAATTTACTGTTATCTGTCCGTCTGGAATATTTATTTCTTTTAATATAAATCCATCATCAATAAGTGGTTGCAAGACTCTCTTTATTGCTATTTCTAATTTATATGTTCCGATTAAACTTACACTTCTTTTTGTAGCAAGTTTTAAAGGAGACAACAATGTTAATGTTATCTCCCTTTCTTCTTCTTCCAGCTTCATATCGGATAAATCTATATCATCTAAGAATCCAGTAAATTTGACTGTTCCTCGCATTATATCTTCTTCGTTTTCTGCTTCAATTATTTTTATTTCTTGATACTTATACGGTATATCTGCAATTGTACATCCTGTAAAATCTATAGTTATGTCATTGAAAGTTACTTCATTGTTTGAAAACTTGAATCCATAACTACCTGCTATTTTAAATGCTTTGTTATTGTATACTACTCTTCTTATCATTAATATGCACCGCCTGTTCTTAGTATTTTTGACATGTATGGTGTTAATATTCTTCCTGCTCTTTGTCCATCAATATCTATACTTCCATCTATGTTAAATGCTGCCTGTATTACATTCAACATACTATTATTAGATTTTACACTTGCCTTAGCATTAACAGCTCCTGTCTCAAATGCTACTGCTTTATTCATTTCTGACATAATATCGTCATTCATATTGTCTATTGCTCTTAATGCACTATCTGTATTTGCTTCTACACCAACAGCAACACCTTGTGGAATAAATTTTCCAACCAAGTCTCTAGCTTTTGTTGATGGTGAATGTATTCCTAAAGAGTCTTTCATTCCATCAAGTATTCCTTTTGCAAACTCTCCAACTTTTTGTTTCATCCAATCTTTGGCATTTTTAACTCCATTCCAAAGGCCTTCAACAATATTTCTTCCTATTTCCATCATCTTGTCTGGTAATCCTTTTATTATATCAGCAATAGTATCGAACATGTTCTGTGCAGCTTCTCTAGCTTTATTGACTAGATCTGTTCCCCAGTTCTTGACTTTACTTATTACATCCATAAGCCAAGTCCATATTCTTCCAGGCAACTGTCTAAACCAGCTTACTACTGTTTCTATTGTTCTTGACATCCAATTAGAAGTTACATTATATACATTTACGCACCAATCCTTTATATTGTTTATAGTATTATTCAACCACTCTTGTATTTTACTAGGTAAACTAGCAAACCAATCTATTATACTTTGAATTATTTGAGGTAAGTCACCAGTAACCCAACTCCATAAATTTATACCAAATTGTATAATATTTCCCAATGTCTGTCCTATGTGATAGCCTATCATATAAGGCAATTGAGAAAACCAATTTATTACATTTTGAATCCATTGTGGTATAGTTTCTGTAAAAAATGAAACTATGTTGTTCCATCCGTTTACAAAAAAATTCTTAATGCTTTCTATAAAGTTGTTAATAAAATTTCTAAATACTTCACAATTGTCATAAAGTAACTTAAACCCACCAACAAAAGGATTTGCTATAAACAATAAAATTCCTTGCCAGTTGTTTTTTACAAAATCAACAATTTTATTAAACCACTGCACAATAAAATTAACTGCTGTGGATACAGCTTTCTTTATATTGTCCCACAATCCTATCCAGAAATTTCTGAAACTTTCACTATTGTTCCATAAATATATAAATGCTACAACTAATCCTGCTATTAATGATACTACTAGTAAAATTGGATTCGCTGCTAATGTTGCATTAAGCAAAGCAAATGATTTTCTTACTGATTTGATTATTTTTTTTATAGCTAATGCGCTTTTAAACACAACAAAAGCCGTAGTTACTGCCATAACTACAGGTGCAATATCTTTTAGAAATCTGATTGTTTCTGGCAACTTTTGTGCTACATAATCTAATACCTCTTTTGATTTTTTTCCAATATTTGATATTATTTCTCCAATGCCACCTAATCCTTCATCTTTTAAGAACTGATCAAGTGAATTTATAATATCTGCAACGCCTTTTACAACTTGTGTTTTTGCAACTGTAATTGAAGTTGCAATCCCACCTGTTGAATTTCTAGCCTGTTCTTCAAAAGATGCAAAACCATCCACTCCTTCTTGATTTAGTCGAACTATTGCATCCATAAATTCTTCCATTGTCACATCTCTTACATAAGCAACATCTTTATCTGCTCCTCGCAATCCAGCACCAACCGCTTCTGTTGTCATTTCCATTGCTTTAGCTACTTGATTTAATTGTGCGGGCATAGCCATTTGCAATGTTCTCCATTCCATCATGTCCATACTGCCTTTTGCATATGATTGTGACAATTGTTCCAACGCACTTGATTGAATTTCCGTTCCTGCTCCCCCTGCCAATATTGCATTATTAAGAGCCAAAAAATAATCAGTACTTTTTGCTACATCATTATTTTTACTAGTAAACCTTTGTACTGCTAATGCCCCCTCATCAAGTGTAGTCGGCAATCCAGATAGTTTATCACTCATTTTTGCTATTGACTTTTGAGCCTCTTCACTTGATATTCCTAAGTTAGACATTACCTTCGGATAATTGTTTAATGTGTCTAGTCTTGAAATAGCACCATCAATTGAATTGTTTAATATTCCAAATGCTGTTGATATTATTTTGTCTATTCCTAATGCTGCTACTATATTTTTTATTTTTGTTCCTGTGCTGTTTACACTGTTTTCTAAACTATTTAATCCATTTTTAAAACCATTCTTGTCTATTTTAGTGTCATATGTCAATGACCCTGCTACTGCCATTATTTTGTCCTTTCCTGTAGACAAAATAAAAACACCTAGATTTCTCTAAGTGTTATGATATCTCTTATTTTACTATTTGATTAAATATCTTCTCATATTCTTGTGCTTGCTCAGGAGTTAAATCTTTTTCTAACCTTAATAATACATTTCCTTTACTATATATATATTGTGCAAATATACTAGAAGAATTTGATATTTGTTCTATATATTCTTTTCTTTTCTTCATATCTGTTTTATTATTGAAAACTTCTATTGTTCCTCCTTTAGCATCGTTTTCTTCAACATATTCTTGGCTTATCCTATTATCTGCAAAATTAACTTTAGAAGTATACTGATTTGGTCTCCCTAATAAATTATTAGAATCTGTTTCTTCTGTATACACAACAATCTTTCCAATATTATTGTTATTATTTTTTAACTCATTACATATTTCCTCTGCTGTCATATTTTTGCTTGTAATAATATTTCCTTTTCGACTAAAAAAAATACTTCCAACTATTCCAATTATTGCTATAATTGCAGTTACTATAATAACATTAAGTATATTATTAGCACTTTTTATTGACTTTTCATTCATTTTAATTCCCCCTTTTATTTTTATAAAAAGAGTATATCACTTTCATTTGATATTTATTGTCGAAATTTGTCGAAAATAAAATTATTTTAAAGTTTCATAAAGTTTATTCAATCTTTCTTGCTCCTCTGCCGGAAGTGGTAATTCCCAGTATTTTCTCAATTCAATCATATTTTCGTCTTTTCCTGTATACGCTCTATATCCCTTTATTTTTACAAATTCAGTATCGTCTTTTAATGATTTTAAAAGAGCTTTAAATTTCCACCAATGCACTTTGTCATATGCTAAATCAATTCCATATTGCTCATAAAAAGCTCCGTAAATATATTCATCGTCATATTCATACGAATATATCTGCTTATTTGAACCTTTGCCATTTCCTGTTATTTTGTGATAATCTTCTCTACCACATTTATAAAACCAAATTAGTTTCTCGCAAGCTTCTTTATACAACTCTGGAAAATATAACAATTTTTGATAATTTTCCAAACTAAAAAAAGCAGGATAAAAATGTCTCAATCCATACTTTATCTTTTCTGATTTGTCGACACTTTTATCCTGCACTATATTTTCAAAAGATATCATATTTCTATAGTCTACATTTATTCTATATTTTTTTCCTTGTAAAATTACAAAATAAGGTAGCTTATTAAACATAATCATATTAATATCTCCTACGATTTCTATTCCTGTTATAATTCTTATATTGATTTGTTCTATTATAATTTCTTCTTTGTTCTCTATTCATAGTATTACTCATATCTTTATTTATATCTTCTACTGCATTTGTTACTCTTCCTAACACATTACCTGCTGTTCCTTTAGCATATGCCTCAAAAACACATCCCAAAATATTTAATTCTATATTTAAATCTAATTCTTTATATCCATCACTTACTCTTTTTCTATTTATTTTCTCAATAGCACCTTTTCCTAATATTTTTTCTAACTGTGCTTCTATTACACTTTCATTTTCTTGATCTATGTTCTTTAACTCATCTATACTATCTAAATTATTAATTTCAAAAACTATTCCATATAAATCTATCTCTATCTTACTATCTGTATCTTCATATCCAAAACTTATTCTTTTATTATTTTCTATCATTTCTTAAAATCCTCTCTAATATAATTATCTTTAATTCTTAATTAATTACGCATTTTCTGTAAATGTCTTTGTTGATGTATTGAATGTTCCGTCAACAAAATCTCCTACACCTTTTAAATCTCCACTGAATGTTATTGTTTCACCTGGATTTGGTGTTTTACTTGATATAACTGCTGTTGTTTTTAATTTTCTTGCTTTATATGTATTTTCTTGTTCTGCTACAGGATTCCATAGTTCAACAATAAATAAGTCTTGTTGAGCATATTTCCCTGTTTTCCTATCTCTAAAAATACTATATAAGTATTCAACAACTTTATTGTTTTTTATAAGGTCACTTTCTATAGCAAATTGATTATCATATCCAGTTACCTTATTTGTTTTTGATTTATCTCCAATGTATTGTGTTGATTTTTCTGTCGGATTTGAACTTTCTTCAAATTTTGTAACACCAACATTCATTAATTGAATATCAGCTGTTGCACTAGAAGCCTTAGTGGCTTCAACATCTAAGTAATAAGCTTCATCATACGCCATTACTTCTACTTCTGAATTATCTGTTGCCATCTTTAAATTCCTCCTCTTACATTAAAATAAAGCTGTAAATAATACGTACTTATAGAGCCGTCTTCTTCGCTCTCATAAGTTATTGCATTAGCACAGCTTACTTGTTTTATTTTTTTATTTTCTAAAGTCGGATAATTTTTTGATTGGTTTTGTTTATCTATCCAATCACTTAAATCATCCAACCAATCTAAATTATTTAATCTTTGTATATCATCTTCACTATTTGCTTTTAAAAGTAATATGTATTGATATTGTCTATACCAACCTTTTTCTCCAACATATTTTAATGCTAAATTCTCTACCCCACTTCTTTGTAAAGCGAGTGTGTCGGTTTGGTCTGGAAGCTCTTCTGTATGAATCATTTCTGCTATTTCTTTTATATGTTCATATTGTAATAACCACTCATTTATTGCACTATCCATTAACTTAACCTCCTCGCGAAATTTGCTGTTTGATTTAATATACTATCTTTTTTGTCTGCTTTCATTCTCTCAAAAGGATGTGCTCCTCTCAAAGAATCACTATGATATTTTAAGTTTTTATTTATAACTACTTTCTTTTCATTCTTTCTTGCCCAAGCTTTCCTACTATTAACTCCAACCATTACTTTTCCTTTTGCTTGAAATCTAGCATAATGTACATTTATAATGATTCTACCACTTCCATAATTTGAAGCAATCGGAATAGATTTCTCTTGATCTCCACTTTTCCTTGAAACATATTTCATTAAATATTCAGCTGTAGTTTTATCCAAGAATGCTTGTACTTTTCCTTTTTCCTCTAACCCTAAGCTGTTGTAAATCGTTTTTAAAGGCTTATTCTTTAATATAATACTCATTATATACACCCTAGCTTTATATGGTTTGGCAAGTCTTCATCATTGAAAACAAACTTATCAATAGATGTTACCTTGTGCACATTTTCTGCACCATATATCTTTGTTAATTGTGTTAAAGGAGAATTACCTTCAATTTTATCTTTAACCTCTTTGTTTACTATTACATCGTTTTTTTGTACAAACCATTTTGAATTATATTTCTCAATATCAAATATCCTAATAAGAGCATTATCAGTTGAACTAGACCCACTTTTATTATGATTTGATATTGATGTATTTCTATAACTTGCTTCTACAACATATCTGTTCCAAACATTATCGGATTTATGATAAATAGTTATTTTTTGAGTTGGAAAATCTTCCATAGTTTCCTCCTATAAGAAACACGTTAGCTCATCAGGTAGACAAGCTAATATTTCTCTTTTTGATTTTGTATATTCTTCATCTGAAAGCACTTTGAAATTCTTAGTTACACCATCTATTGAGTATGATGTTATCTTTCTATTTGTACTTTCCTGTTTTTGGTTTATTAAATCAACTAAAGCACAAGCAGTATATTTCAACTGTTCTTGTGCTTCTTCTGGCAAATTTTCTATTTTAGTTTTTGTTAGTCTTGTATTGATATTCTTGTCAATTTCTCTACTTGCTTTTAAAACTAGTGAATCAAAAGAGTCCTCGTCTGGTATTGTTCCTTTATACTCTATTTCATAATAATAATAGTCAGCATATACCATGATTATCAACTCCCTTATGCAAAATCAACTAATAAGTCATCGTTTAAGTCTTTTATACCATATATGATATCAAAAGAAATCTTGTCTGTTTTTGTGTCTTGATCATATCCATAAACAACTCTTACAGCTAAACCATTTGCACTAGCAATAGCAGCTTTTGCAGCTCCTGCTGGTAATTCAAGTGCTCTTGTTACCAATGCTAGTCCATTTCTGTGAAATCCTAATGAATGTTCTTTGATTATTGGCATTGCTTCAACTGCACTTGCTATATTTTCTACTATTTTTTCATCAACTTTTATTGTTGCTGCTCCAGATGCTGCTGTAACTGCTTCTGAAACAGTATAAATATATCCATTTACTATAATTTTATCTCCTACAGCAAATTTTCCTGTAGCAGGTGTAACACTTGATGCAGCAAATTGTGTTTCTCCTTTTGTTCCAGTTACTTTTAAAGCTGTTACAGTACCAGCTGTATCTGCTGAACTTGAAGGAACATTTTGGCTCATATATGTGTTCATTGTATATGCTTTACCTATTGTTGCATCTCTTAATGCTTCACTTGATCCACTTTGTGATAAGTCTGTAAATTCTGTTAATGTATTGTATTTATATAAAGTATCTACACCTAACACTAAGTTTCTTAAACTGTCTCTTGGTGCTTTCTTTTTATCCAATGCTTTTCCTATATTAGCTAAATCTTTTATTACTGGTGTTCCAGATATAGAAACTTTATTTGCAGCATTTTGGATACCTACTGCTAAAATATCCCCATCTACTGCTTCAGCAATGGCTGACATTGCAGGTTTTACCACTTGTTCAGAAAAGTCGCTTATATCTAATGTCATTTCCTTTGAAGTTATAGGAACTGTTATATCTCTATATCTATCCATTTTTACTGAAGTTTTTCCTTCTGACAATTCTTGTTCCTCAGTTTTTCCTAAGAAATTCTTTGCCACAAATTTAGCAGGTTTTCTTATTGTTATTGTATCTCCTACATTTACAAATTCTTTTGAATAATCTCTATGTACTAGCCCTGCCATTACTAAATTACTTTCTAATTGCATTAATGCTTCTTTAGCAATTATATCTGGTGTTAATATTGTATTTCCCATTTTTTTTTCTCTCCTTTATACTTTATTGTTTTTTTCTATAAGCTTTATATTCTTCATAGCTCATTTTTGATAAATCCGGAGCTTGTGTATCTTGATGTTCTCCTCCTAAATCTATCGTTTTTTCTGTTTCTTCTTTTCCTGAATATAAAAATTTAGGATTATCTTTTAAGAATGTTTCTAAATTATCTTCAAAGTCTCCTTCCATCTTTGAAACCTTAAATATTACATAATCTAAATCTTCGACATTTACTCCTGCCCTTAATGTTTTATTCTCTTTAAATAAATCATCATTCTTAGATAATGTATTCTTATATTCATTCTCTCTTTCTGTCTTTTTTTCTTCTTCCGTTTTTTGGTTTTCTTTCCAAGTTTTGAAAGCTTCCATTTCTTCTTTTGGTGGTAATTTTTGTTTTAAAATACTTTTTACTGCATTGTTGTAGTCTTCTTCTGTTTGAAATGTTTTATAAGCTTTCCCCTCATCTTTTTTTTCAGTAGCTTGAGTATCTACTTTTTCTACAGATTTATTGTTTTCTAATTCTGTTGTGTTTTCATTATTGTTATTTTCCATAACTATACCTCCCGTTTTACGTCCGTTCGACTTTTTCCCAGTTTCTTTTATGCCTATTCCGTAAAAAGGCAATAAAAAAAAGAAGCTCGTCAGCCTCTTATGTATAAAAATATTATAAACTAAATTTATTTTGCAACAGTTATCCTTGAATGGTCTTTTTCTAAACCTGTTTCTTTACAGAAATCATTAAGTTTTTTATTTAGTATTGCTAATCTACTCTTTGAAATTTTAGTGTTTTCTCTTGCTTTTTCTAATGTTTGTATTGCTCTTTTTGTTTTTCTTATTGCATTTTCAAGTTGCCTTTGCTTTTGAGTAGCTTCATAATATGATATTTTTTCTCCATTTAATTCTACAGTTGCATCTTTGTATTTTTTTAATTCTTTATTTGTGCATTTAGGCTCCGATACTCCAAGTATTATCCCAAAATATGTATGTCTACAATTATATTCTTTCCACAAATCTTCCACATCTGTCCATAACCCTATGTTATATTTATCTGAATCTTCTTTGTTTAGTGCATATTGTTTTCCTTGTGCTTCAGCATGAGTTGGTCTAGCTCCCAAATGTGCTGTTACTTCATATCCGTCGCAGCCAAGATATTCTTCAATATCTCTGTTTACTGAATTAGCAGTTTGTTGAATACCTGTCATTACATTTCTCCTTACTGCTACTTCTAATTGAACTTTTCTTCCAGCTTTATCTTTTAATGTAATTCCAGCATCTGCTAAATTTTGTACTGCATTTTTAATTGCTGTTGCATAGTCATATGCTCCACTTGCAACTTGCATATATGCCAAATCTACTGCATTAACATACATCTGTTGACTTTGAAATGCTATTGTATTTGTCAAATTTCTTAATGTTTTATCCGTTGATTTCAAACCTTGATTTAAAATCTTGTATTGACTTTCACTTAATTTGAATATTTTGTTTCGATAATCATACAATTCTTCGTAGTCATGCATATCTTCTTGTGCCATTTCTTCAAAAAGTCTTTTTAACTGTTTTTTTCTTTCTGTTGTTAATAACGATGTCTTTTCTAATGCTTTATTAAATACATCTATGCCATTTGTTTGTACTAATATTTTCAATTCGTCTTTAGTAGTTGATGTTATATCATTCATTCCTGCAATTCTTTGAATTATATCTGCTGTAATTTCTATATTTAAATTATTATAAAGTTCAACAACTTTGTTAAACTCTATTGCTTCAAGATATTTTGGCGTTAGCATTTATTACTCCTTTTCAATTTTCAAGTCTGATATTTGGTCATCTTCTCTTATTTCTTTTAATTCTTCTATTGCTTCTTTTTCTGTCATTCCATATACCTTCATTAAGTATCTTTTTTTACTCATCAACCCCATCGAAACATCTTCTTTGGCTTTTTGTCGAGTTGTTGCATCATCTTCTAAAAAACCATCTACATCGGCAATTTCAATATTCTGTTTTTCATCAATCTTACTATTTCCAAGCATTTTTTCGCAAAGCAATAAAGCTCTGCAAATACCTATAAGATATTCATTGACCGCCTTTCTATTTTTATTCCCGTTGTTTACGAAATCCTTGTTTGACAATACAGCCTCTGTTGCAGTAGCAATATTTCCACTTTCAAAAGAATAATAATGTGTTCCAAATCCAACTTTAAATGATAAATTATCTAATGCAAATTGAACCCCTGTTTTGTTATCTCCTACTCTTAAATCTGGATTATACTCAAATATGTATGGTTTTTCTGTTCCATCATCCATTAAATCATTTCCTATTTCCATGAATTGTTGTTTTCTAATATCTGATGGATATACTACTTTTTCTCTTGTTCTAATCTCTCCATTTCCATCCGTATAATCTTCTGTTTCGATTCTTGTAAGTTTCTTATTTATAACTAATACTTTTTGTCCTAGCTTAAAGTCCATTCCAAAATTGTTGTATACTAAATCAAGAATTAATAATTGATCCATGCTATCTCCAAACAAGGATATTCCCAAGCCATTGTTATCTGAAATAGGATTTAATCTACTAATTTTTCCAATACTAAATAATGGAACATCTGATAACGTGTTGTAAGTATCTACTACTCCATCAACCTTTATCTCTGTTCCATCATCTTTTATGAAGAATTTATTTGTAACTTGATATCCTTTGTCTTTCAACTCATGTAATTCTAAATAATATACATCTTTAATTTTATTGTTTATCAATCTTTTTTGCTTACTAACAATTGCACAATCAATTATCTCTCCATCTTCTATTGTAAGAGGAATTATTTGATTTGCTCCAACATCTATTGTTTGTATTTTTGTTTTGTTATTTTTACTTAATATATATCCGTCTTTTATTTTAGAAACAGTTGCATTTTTTATTCTCGTAACTGTGCCAATTGTTCCAGTATATCCCATTTTTTCTATATTGTCTGACAATTTTTTCAAAACTTTTGCATTCTTTAAAGCTTTTTGTAATAAAGTATTATCTTTCTTAGCTGTTATTGTAAAAGGTTCACTTGTTATTGTACTTGCAAAATCTTCGCAAACTCTTTTTCCCATACCTAATGTATACATAGGATATTCTTTGTTGTCTATTGTTTTTACATTTAGCCACTCCGCTTTTCCTTTCCATACATCAATCCATTTATTTATATATGTATAGTAACTTTGTGATATATTGTTATAACCTCTTTTTTCCAAAAACTCAAATACAACTTTCATTTTATCCTCCAATCCTTAGTAGCTGTTTATACCATTTTTCAATTCCATAATTATTTGCATCAAGTATATCTATATCTGATGTCCCATCATCAAGATAACGATCGTCTTCAGCTTCTTCATCTTGCGTTGCTTCTTGTAGCCCTTTTATTATTTCGTCTGTTTCGTTTTTTACAAATCTAATTCTGTCTTGCATAAGAAGAACTCCCCACAAATGAATACGGCTAGATATATCGATTTTTTGGCTCCCAACTATTGGAATACCTAATCCATTTTTTATTAACACTTTTCGCAAAAACTCAATTAATTCTGGTTCAGCTCCATCACAAAAAATTATTTGGATACTTCCCCATTTCTTAATTACATATTTAACATGTTTTATAAAACCTTTTTCAAGTCTTGCTAATGTTTCTCCTATTCCTAAGTCATCTGTAACTTTTTCACCATTTTCTGTGCAATCCACTTCATCACTTCTTAAAACATCAACATAATCAAACTTTCTTGATATTCTTTGAGAACAAAAAGCATGTGCAGAGCCATTCTTTCCAAAATCAACACCTGTTGTTATGAAACCACTTCTTGCATTATCAATCATATATCTTGCCTTATTGTTTGCAATGTCGCCAAACAATACTCCTGCGCTTGCAATCCTATCTCCTTTTATATCTCTTTTGTACCAAATGCTGTTCTTGTTATATGTCATTAAAGTCTTTTTTAGTTTTTCATTACTAATTGATAGGTTATTGAAAATATTAAAATGTCCATAATTGTATCCATAGCCTCTAATTTTAGTTTGCTGC